GTAGGAACTGTTGGCCATGTTGCCATACAGAGCCATCACCGCACCCGTCGAGTCCGCACCGCTTGGGAGCCGGTCGGTGAGAACCACCGGCGAACCCAGGAAGGTCGGGCCCATGCCAGCAGCCAGACCCACCGAGCCGCCCTGGGCAAGGTCAAGGTTCTGCATGCAGGTCGAGAAGAAGAACGGCGAGCAGAACCACTTGGCACCCGCACGCGAGTGCTGCGGAACCTTGGCCATCATGGCCAGCAGGTTCGCCTTGGTCACCTCGTCGGGCGTGTCACCGGCAGCCGTCACGAGTGAGGCGGCGTAGGTGGCAGCAGACGCCGCCAGCAGGCCACCCGTGTAGGTCGTGACGAGCCCAGCAACCGCTGGGGCGTTGCTGGGGTTGCCGCTCCACGCAGCCTCTTCCACGGCGTTGCTGAGCGTCAGGGCGAGCTCGGCAGCGATCCAGTCGGCAATCGACACGATGGAGTCCTGCAGGAGCTCGCTCGCAATCGTCACCGCACCCGTGACCTTCTTCGCCGTCAGCGTGACCTGGTTCGAGGTCGGGTCGCTGGCGGTAATGGCGGCGTTCTCGTTGATCCAGTACGCCGTGGCACCGGCAGTCCGACGCGGGAACAGCAGCACGTCGCTCGGCATCACCACGTTGGTGGCGTTCTGAGCGAAGGCCGAATACTGATCCACAAGCCGGATCACGGTCGATGACAGCACGTCGGGCACGAATGCCGCACCCGTGGTGCTGCCGGTCGAGCCCTGGGCACGAGCCTCAACGCCGTGGTCATGGCACCACCGCTTCGCGTCAGCGTCGCCGCTCTTCGCCTTGAACCACATGCCCGCCGAGTAGGCGTCCTTGGCGTTCTCAAACGCACGGAGCCGGCCCGAGAACGGCACCGCCTCAACGCGGACTTTCTCGCTACGCTCTTCGGTCACTTCGGGGGCAGGCGTGCAGCGGTCAACCACGCTGCGGAGATTCTTGGCTGACTCAGCCACCGACTTCTCAAAGTCGATCCGCTTGGCCAGCTTGCCGGCCTCGGTGTTCATCGCCTCGAGTTCAAGATCGCGCTCGGCAATCTTGTCGGCATCGGTGCTCTCGATCGCACGCACGGCGTCGATACGGTTGGCGAGGTTTACGGCCTCGTCCTGCAATTTCTTGAGGTTGTCCACGTGGTATATCTCCGCCGGCGGTATTGCCGTGGAGTCCACTGTGCCTCTAGCGTGCCGGCCTCTTGCAGAACCGGACTTCCGAATGTGTTGTTTTTACAAACACGACAGCACGAGCGCCGCAGCGTGGGCAACGCAAATACTGCTGCCGCTCTTCGCCACACGGGCGAGAAGAACGGCACCGCAACTTCTCGCCGCAGGTGCAGCGGGCCTCAGACATTCTTCAGCCTTAAGGTGGCAGCCCAGGCGGCGGCGACGCCCCGCAAGGCCGAACGCGAACTAACCGCCCGAACTGCCGGCTCTTCGGCGGACTGCGATGCAATCCACGCCTCATAGGAACGCATGGCGACGCTGGCAGACGTTGACGGGTACGCAGGCGTAAGCACTGGGCCAACGTCATACAGCCCGCTCACCTCGCGGATCTGGCGGATGGCTTGGCCACCGTCGCCAGTGCGGAAAGCCTCTCCGTCTTTTCCAACCGTGAACGCGAATGAACTGCCAGCAACGTCCTTGCGGGCGATGAGCTCAAGCACGTCGGCACGACTCACGGGTGGAGTGACCACGTACCGCAGCCCCTTGCTGTCGCTGCTCAGTTCCAGCGTGCCGCTCGAAGTGCGACCGAGCACGATGTTGCTGTCATGGTTAAACAGGGCCACCACGTCTTGCTTGCCACGCTGGCGGCTCAGCACCTTGTCGAAAGCACCCGGCAGGATTTCTTCCTTGAAACCGCCCAGGTCCAAACTCAAACGCTGATACACAGCGGCATAGCCGATGATGGCTGCCCGGCCGTCAGCACGCTGCTCAACGATGAGCTCGTCTGTATCGTCAAAGGCGAAGTCGCGGCGTTCAAGTTCCATTTGTCTGCTCCTGTTCTTCGGCCAGGTCTTCGGCGTCATCCTCTTGGCTGTCCTCGAACTCAACGGCTGTAGGCTCAGCTGCCGGAGGCTCTTGGCCCGCCTTCTCCAGCGTGGTCATGTTCAACTGAATAAAGTGCTGGTCGCCTTGCGGCCCGATCGGGTTGAGGTTCTCAAGCTCACGAATCTCGTTCACCGTCATCCAACCGTTCTGTAGGGCGGAAACGTAGTAGGCAGACCGGCTTGCGTGGTCGCCGCGAAGCAGGCCGCTGACGCTGTGCTCAGCGAAGTACTTCTCATCGTCTACGATCAGGTCACGAGAGATAGCCGCTTCCCACCGCTTCAAGTGCGGGAGCAGGCAATGCTGCACAAACTCTGTGCCCTGCACTTCAATGTTGTTGAATGTGCTGCGGTCCAACATCTGGATCATGTGGGGCGGCACGCGAAACGCCCGGCAGATTTCAACCACTTGAAAAGCCCGGCTCTCAAGCATCTGGGCTGCTTCGTTTGAGCCGCTGAGCTCGTGGGCCTTCACGCCGTTAGGCAGCACAGCCGTGCGGAAAGCACGGTCTGCACCACGGTGCATGCGCTCCCACTGCTCGCGGAGTCGCTCGGCAGCCTCAATGGGAATCGGGTTGTCGCTCTCCAGCACGATGCCGGGCCGGGCACCGTTGCCGAAGTACGTTGACCCGTGAGCCTCTAACGCCTGGGCCAGGCCGATAGCGTTCTGGAAAATCTTGTAGGTGGGGATGGCCTTGATGCCGTCTTCGGTTGTGAATCGCAGGGCGAAGATCTGCTCCTGGCTGTAGATCGTCTGCTGCCCACTCGGCTCTCGGTACCGATACCGCAGCGTGCCGTCAGTCAGCCGCTCAGCCTCCATGCGGCTGGAGTGCAGCGGCCACAACTCGGACACAGCACCTCGAGCACCTGGGCGGATCTCGGCGTATGACGCGCCGTAATGCAGGTACATCCCGGTCATCCAATCGCGGAACTCTTGGGCCGTCTGCCAGGGATTGGGCTGCATGTGCAGCAGCCGATACACGGGGTGGGAAGACGCCTTTTCCTTGCCGCCATTGGCCATCCGCTCGTAGACGTGCAGCGGCAGGGCTGATACCGCATCCGATATGACGCGGATACAGGCGGTATACGCCGAGCACGCCATGGAGTTGTCAGCGTTAACTCGGATGCCTGACGGCGTGCGGCTGGAGCTCACCTCGGGCCAGTCGATGCCGCGAAGGTCGAACATCTTGAAGTCAGCGGCTGCGTTTTCGCTCATAGCGTCATCATGTCCCAGGACTGTTCTGGCGTGGCTGAGGTTGCCTTCTGCCACAGCCCGATGGCCATGACGAGCGACACTATGCCGTCTATGCGTTCTGTGCTCTTGGCCTTGCTTGGCTTAATGTTTCCGGCTGCGGAGTCCTGCTGAATGGCCACGTTGGAAGCCTGCCACGACAGCACTGGGTGCCCGCCGTGCAGCACCTTCCCGCTCACAACAAGGTTCTCCAGCTGCTTGCTCGGTGCCGACAGAGAGCCGTAGCCCTGTCGAAAGTCTGACATGGGAAGGCCGTCGCCTTGCAGTTGTTGGCCGAGTTGCGCGGAGTTCCACGGGTCCAGGCCGATGCCGCACACCTTGTACTTTGCGGCTATGGCGTTGATGTCTGCACGCACCGTGTCGAAGTCGGTGACGTTGCCATCTGTCATGTGCAGGAGCCCCTGCCGATGCCACGTTAGGTACGGCACCTTGTCGCGTCGCTCTCGCTGGTGGGCGTTGTCGCTCGGTATCCAGAAGTGCGGCTCTATCCAAAACGTGCCGTCATCAAGCGGGAAGAGCAGCACCAGGGCTGTGGTGTCAAACGTCGTGGCCAAGTCCAGCCCGGCCCAACACTCGCGGCCAGCGAGATCAACAGGACAGGGCTTGTCGCCCTGCTGCCAGTGATCCATCCGCAGCCACCTCGTGCTCTGCTCTGTCCACTGGTTCAAGTACAGCTGCCGGAAAGTGTTCTCGTATGTCGGCATCTCAACTGCTCGAGCACATTCGCTGCGGAGAAAGTCCATACGCACCGAGACGCCTAGGTTAGGGTTTGCACGCTCCCACGTTTTTTCGTCCTTCCAATCGGCCTCAATAGGGGCGGCATAGATCGCCGGCAGAAACGTCTCGTCTTTGACCGTGCCAGCGGCCACCGCCTCCGCGTATTTCCAGATTTCCCAGCAGACGCTCTTGCGGTCAAAGCCTGCCGTCGTGAGCGCCACCGTGAGCGGCTGACGCCGAGCGCCCTGGCTGCTGAGCATCACTTCCCACATCTCGCGGTTGCTTACATGTAGCTCATCGAAAATCACGCCGTGAGCCGAGAGCCCGTGCTGGATTCCAGCCTCGGCGGAAAGTGCCTTGTACGTGCCGTGCGTTGCCTCTCGCACGATGGCGTTGCGGTACACCTTGAGATGCTGACGCAGCACCGGCGACTGTTCGACGTAGACGCGGGCCATGTCAAAGACGAGCCGGGCCTGATCGCGTGAGGCTGCGCAGGAATAGACTTCACAGCCGGGCTCGTTCTCCATCAGCAGCTTGAGGGCGATTCCCGCACATAGGCTGCTCTTCCCATTTTTGCGCGGAATCGCCAGCAGGCTGGTGCGAACTTTTCGCACGTCGCCCTCTGTGGCAAAGAGCTTGCGCACGTAGTCCTGCTGCCACGGCTCAAGCGTGAACGGCTTGCCGCCGAGCTCGCCCTTGGCGTGTGTCAGGTGCTTGTGGAAGAAACGCACCGCCAGACACGAGGAGCACTTTTCGCACGGGTGCTCAAGCGAACATGCGAGCGTCTTCTTCGTCTGCTTGCGGGCCATTCTCAACCGCCGAAACGCGGGCCAGCGCCGAGGCCGTCAGGCCGAACTCGGCCGCGAACTTCAGCATCTGGTTTCTCGCGTCGCGTTTGCGGGTCCACGCAGGGTGATTACTTACCCTACCCTTATCGTCCATGAACGTGGCTCCGTTGGCCTTGAGCTCACGGTCTGCCTCAATCATGTCCGCGAGCGAATCGCAGTAAGCCGCCAGCGTCTGTTGATGCCTGGGGCTCATGACCTTGGACGCCTCGAGCATGGGCACGATCCGCTCCCACTCCTCGCGGGCCAAATCCGAGAGCCAGTGCGGAGCCGGCGGAATGCCTGGAACGGCGTCGACGCCGGACTTGTGCGGGCCCCTAACTCGAGCCCCGCGAAGCTTAAGTAACGGTTTAGGCGTCGGTTTGCGGCCCTTGCCCATGTTGCAAACTCCCAATTTCGGCCCCGAGCACAGAAGCAGGAACTTCTGGTTTTCCTCAGACGGGGGGGTAGGGATCCGAACCGCCCCCCCCATCTCGCCGCTCCGCGTTTGTCTTCCGGCTGTGGCACGACACGCACCGGGCCGCACCGTTCGTCACGTCATAGCGTCGCTCGGGTGCCACGCTCACTGGCACTACGTGGTCTGCGTGCATGTCACGGCCATAGGCCACACGGCCGCAGTCAACGCATTGCCAATGGCATTGGTTCAGCACCGCTTGCCTCCACGCCTTATGGGCGGCTGAACAATAGCCACGGGCTGCCGCGTGTGGCCTGGCCTCTCGCATGCGAGGGCCCAGACGAAGCGGCCTATGGCTTGGGATCTTGGTAGGCATCAGCTCTTGAACATCACGAACCCTGTAGTGCCCG